CGTTCATAAAATTCGTCGTACACAAAACCAAACGCCAGAAACCGAAGTTCCTTAGCCTTTCGAGCCTTAAATGACGGCGATTCCAATGTGATTCCAAAATGTTCATACAACACGAGAGCCATCTGCTCACCGTCGTATTTCCCCTCTTCGGTTGTATAGGTTATGTCATCACCCAAAATCACGGTTGAATTTGCTTCTTTCCACGCTTCCAACGCAGAATACGCATTTTCAAAACCTGGCACCAAAACCAGCCATGAGTAAAAGACAAGAAATAACGCAAATCGCGAATTGTCAACACTAGTCAAAAACTGTCCGCTCGGGTTTCTCCCTTCACCATCACTTCCTTTGACGTAAAGTTCACCATCCGGCATAACAAGCATTCCCATGTTAACCATATCACGAATTCGCTTCATTCTCTGCCAATTTTCAGCTGTTTGATATTTTTTGGCCAAGTTTCCGAAATCGAGTTTCAACAACTCCTCCATAGTGTCAGTGTGCAATGAAGCATCCATCTTTGACACATCAAACTCCCATCCAACTCTTTCTTTGCCTGCCGGTCCATATAAATACACGTACAGGTCTTCAGTTCCTCCGGCAAACGGATTGAAACCAAGCGCAATGTTGCTCTCATAAAATCCTGCTTCAGATAATTTCCGCACAGCATCCAAATGCAACCTCTTTGCACAGGCCACATGCGCAGCACACATTGCCATAACTGTTCTAAGCTTGTTAGCTTTGACCTTCTCAGTAGGGCGTAACTCCTTCTTGACTGACACCCCCATCATAGCTCTCCATCTGCCTTCCAGTAGCAATCTATCCCAAACCTGGTTCAAAAATTCTTGCTCATGCTGGTGAAATTCCCCCTTTGTGTGGTATTTAAAAGTCCATGGCATCCCAGGTGACTTCGACATATCCGTGTTTTCCTCGACTTCTTTCCAATCAACTATTCTTGAATTGCCCATAATCGGGTGTAAATGCAAATCAACCATCTCCCAAGCCATTTTCCACTTGTGTGAATCATAGGCATTGTAAACTGGCGTACAAAAACGCTCAGTGGCTGAATAAGCAGCATCCAGATTTGGAGCACACATCACTTTTGTTGCTTTGAATTTGTCACTAAAACCACGGTCATCGAGAATTTTCTTTAGATCACAGTCATCATCCCTTTCTTTTCCTTTTCCAGAATTGAGTTTAAATCTCCCAACATTCGGCATTGGCAATCGGGGTTCAACTCTTTCATAAGTACGTGAAACATGTGATCTGAGCAGCCACTCCGGCTGCTCTAGGACATAGGGGGCGAGGAGTTTTTTCGGATTTCTAAGAACTCCTTCTTCAGCGGGACAAATGTAGCACATTGTCCACCATTAAACTTAGCTGGGGCACTGCAATGTATGCCAACAACATTTCCATGTTGGTCACAAACAGCGCCACCACTGTTGCCATCCGTGCTGGTTGGTTTGTACTGGAACACAATCTCATCCTCAAAGTCAGTGTCCTTGTCGTTCCAAAGCATATTCAGCTTTCGCTTTTTCAAAGGTCCTAAAACTGGCACTGGCCCACTAACAGTGAGTTTTCCATTTGCATCTCTCGTCCACAACCACACATCCATTCCTTCTTTCACTTCAAAAGTTGCCTTGGCAGACAACATTCCTTTCGGCTTCGGGAAGGCAACAACATCATTGTCCTTGAACAAACGTCCTCCGCATGCAGCATCAACCTTCGCATCATGATCCGGATGTGGTAATAGCTTAATGACCTTCTTCTCAAGGCCATACCTAGCTGTCACATCACCTTTCACTCCTGCAATAGTGTGCCGATTCACCAGAATCACATCTTGCAAAGCCACACCTAATCCTGTGTACTTCGTCTTACTGTTGTGATCAGTGATTTCAACCGTTGCCATGCATTGATCATTCAATACTTTTGCCGCCGGGGCAGCATGATTGATAGCTTGCCTTTGCTCCATTCTAGAGACATATGCCTTCTCCGCATTCTGCTTCTCCTCAGGGCTCCTGGCTTTTCGGATCTCTCTCCACAATTTCTCTTGCTCACCGACGACCTTCGCCTTCGATTGCTCATGGGTCATTGACACCTTGGGCCCATCATTCTTGGCAATAGCCTTGAACTTTGCTTGTCGGCTTGGATGGGTGAACAAACACTCAGCATCTTTGCATTTGTCGTCTGCCCAACACTCACCTTTCCCAGCAACCTTCACCCTGTTACTCGGATGGGTAAACTTACAACGTGGGTTTCTGCACTTCTCCACATATTTGCACTGGTCCAAAAGATCGTGCTCTCTTTTCTCATCATGTACAAATGGGCAATCCTCATTCCGACAATTTGCTCCATACGCACACTTAACTTGAGTTGGCTGTGTCTTTTTCCTCCAAAACTTACCATTAACCACGATCTCTGGTCTTGGCAATTGAGGC